CTGCGGGCGCGCCGCGATTTGAGTTTTTCGGTCCAGCATGGTTACTCGCTCTTCGGTCAGTTTCAGTTTCGCCTTGATGTCGTCGCGGAAGCCTTTGAAATCTTCAACAAATCCAGCCATCGACTGGGTCACGTCCCGGATCAAAGGGGCAGCGTCCGTGGCCCCGTGTTGGGGTATGGTCTTGCTCATCTGAGTGTCCTGTTTGGTTTGATTTGCCCCCTGTCAGCGCTGCGTCATCTGACGTCGCGCCTGTGCCAGGATCCCGGCCATGTCCTGCAATGCATCTAAGACCGGATCCCCCGCTGCTTTGCCTGTCACCCGCGCCGATGGCAGCATTGGAAAAGTCACTAAAGACACCTCCCACAGCTCGACCTCGCTTAAGCGGCGTTCGCCTTTGTCGCCCTTGCTGGCGCATTTGGTGCGATAGCCGATCGACAGCCCGTCAATGGCCCCCGCGGCAATCAAGGCTGCGGCCTCGGCGCCACGGCGGGTTTCCACCAGCAAGCGGCCCTTGACCCACAGCCCGTGGTCATCCTCGCGCACGTCATCCCAGACCCCAATGGGCTGCGCCGGGTCGTGTTGCCACAGCATCTTGACCTTACCGCCGCGCGCCTGCAGTGCCGCAAGCGAAGCCGCATAGGCGCCACGCAGCACCACATCACCGCTCTGATCCATCTCGCCAAATCGGCTGGCGTAGCCTTCGATCACCTGCCCGTCAGAGAGGCTGAGCGCGGTTTTGGCGGCCATGAATTTTTGCTCTAACTGAGTTTCACTTTGCATTAGAAACCTCGATTAATACTTTGTTAACACGTTGCTATTGCAACAGCATGAAGGACCGGAACGCCTGCCCCAGAATGACCGCAGCCACGCCGTAGACGGTGAACCACAAACGTCGATCCAGCCGTTCCATCATCTGTTCCAGACGGTCCAGACGCCGGTTCAGGTGGTCGGTTTGCAGCTGCATCAGCCGTTCATGCGCCGCCAGACGCAACCCGGGCGCGCAATCAAAGGGCGGTGGCATGCCATCACGCATCCTCTGTGCCTCCGTCCTCGGGGGGCAGTCCCAGCAAGCGGCGTTTTTCGCTGCGGCTGAGGAAGGCGGCGGAAGACACCCGCGCCCATTGCGCATCGCGTTCCGCCGACAGCGCCGCCACCTGATCCAGATCCGGTTTCAACGTCAGCACCGCGCCCTCAAATCCCGACAACCAGTCCACCAGCGTCGCCGCCACGCGGGTGACCAGCGGCACCACGGTGAGCCGGTAAAAGGCGCGATTGGCCTCTTGGTAATTGGCGTAAGTTGCATCGCCTTGAATGCCCAGCAGCATCGGCGGCACCCCAAAGGCCAGGGCAATTTCGCGCGCGGCGGCCTCTTTGGTCTTTTGGAATTCCATATCGCTGGGGGAAAACCCCATCGGTTTCCAATCCAAGCCCCCTTCGAGCACCATGGGCCGCCCGGCATTGCGCGCGCCCTGAAAATTCGCCTCGATCTCATCGCTTAGGCGGCGGAACTGATCGTCCGCCATGCTGCCCTGCCCATCACTGCCCTTCCAGACCAGCGCACCTGACGGGCGCGCGGCATTGTCCAGCAGCGCCTTGGACCAGCGCGAGGCACTGTTGTGCACATCCACCGCCATCGCCGCCGCCTGCAGCGGTGACAGCCCATAGTGATCGTCTTGCGGGTGAAAGCTCTTGATGTGGCAGATCGCCGAGCGAACGCCATTCATCTCAAAGCGATGCTTGCGGCCACCGACCTTATACTCGTACCCCGAAGGCCAGCCATCCGCCCCCGGCAGCACCGAAACCCGATCCGAGCGCAGCACATGCAGCTCAACCGGCAGGCCCAAATCGCCCGATACCGCCTCGACATAGGCGTTGCCACTGAGCAGCAACTGGCCAAATAGGGTCTCCAGCAGTTCAGCCTGCCCCTGCGCCACATTGGGCCGCGCCAACAGTGCAAGCATGGGATGCTGGTCAAACCGCTGCTGTTGGTCCTGTAAGACCAGCGGCAGTGCGGCGGCGGCTTCGGCGATCAGTTTGACACAGCGAAACCCAACCGGGTTGCCCAAAAAACCGCCACGGATCAGCGATTGACTGTCGCGCGGGCTCCAGGCCACCCGCCCCGCGCCTTGCCAGGCTACCACACGGGCGGCTGCGCTTGCCTTTTGCTCGATAGGGGTCTTCTTGCGCCGCAGGAGGTCAAACACCATGACATTTCCTCATTCTGATCTTCGGGGCAGTGTCGCCCCTTTGCTGAGTCCTTTATCCCTGACGGGCCTGAAGATTTCCGTTCCAACGCGAACGCCGGCTGCGCAACACCCCCTATGCCCGAACCTTCTTTTTGCTAAAAATACTCAAAAAAACCGCCTGCCACAGGGGCAGACGGTTGGACTCATAACACCCTCAGCCGCGGTCTGAGTGCCAGTGACCCAGGCAGGACAATCAGGTCATGCAGCGCCCAGACCAGCGCATCCAGCCGGTCCGGAGATCCCGACCCGCGATAACCCTGCGGGGTCATCTGGCTCATCTGCAGCTCTAGCGCGCCCAATCCCCGCAGGTGATGCACCCGACCCTGTTCGTACAGCGCTGCCACCGGTTCTGCGCGCGCTGATTTGGACCGGCTGGCATGCAGCGCTTTGTACGGCACCAATGGGTCGACCTGGCGCAGCACGTTTTCCACCAGCGCGCCGCCCTGGTTCACCTCGGCCACCATCCGGTCGGCGCCAAACTCTTGCATCGCCGCAATCGAGGCCTGAGCCCAGGCCAGCGGCCCAACCCCCTGCACCGTGCGATCCGCCAGCACATAGGCGCGCCAGTCCTGTGGCGGACCTTGCAGAGCGGCCCCGACAACCACAATCCCACATGCATCCGAGGATTTGCCCGCACTCACCGCCGGGTCCACAGCCACAACAATGCGGTCCATATCCGGCGCGTGGTCTAACAGGGCGGCCTGCAGCATCTTGTCCGTCCACAGCGCCCCTTCGATGTCTGACAGCAGCACCCCGTCCAACTCTTGCTGTCCCAGCCTGGTGCCAGCATAGCGCCTGCGCACCTCCGCCAGAAAAGACGGCGCCAGATTGGCGCGGTTGGCTTCGGTTGGAGCGTGGGTCAGCACGGTTGACGACAGCGCCATGATCTCGCGCAGGACCGGGACGTTGCGCGGGGTGGTGGTGACACAGAGCCGTGGATCCTGCCCCAGTCGCAGGGCAAACTGCAGCATGTCCCAGCTGGAGCGCGCTTTCTTCCATTTGGCGAGTTCATCCGCCCAAGCGGCGTCAAACTGCGGTCCGCGCAGGGCCTCGGGGTCGTGGGCGGAAAACGCCTGCGCGGTGGCGCCATTGGGCCAGATCAGCTTGCGCTCGCCCGCTTTCCACGTTGGGCGACGGTCGGGGGGCGAACAGGCCAGGATGCCGCTGTCACCCTGGATCATCACATCGCGTACCTGATCATAGGTTTCGCCCAGCAGGGCCACGCGGCGGGCTGCACCTGCGTCCATCCGCAGATTGCCTTCGACTTGGGCCCGCACCCATTCGGCGCCAGCGCGGGTTTTACCAGCGCCGCGCCCGCCCAAAATGATCCAGTTGCGCCAATCCCCACCGGGCGGCAGTTGATGCGGCAGCGCCCAGTGGTCAAACAGATAGGGCAGCGCGATCAGCAGCTCATCCGTCAGTTCATCCAGAAACATCTCGCTCATCGCAGCAGGTACGAAGGGTAGCAAGTCGGCAGCGCAGATCGGCGCGCAGGGTGTCGAGGTCAAGGCTGGGGCCGGTATCGGCGAGCGAGGCAAATTGGCTGCTTTGTGCGACAAGGGTCTTCTCCACTTTCTGGCAGTCCCGGATAAGCCCCTCAAGCTTGGTGAGTTGTGGTGTCGATATTTCGCCGCCGATCTCTTGCTCGGCTTCGAGCTGTTCGCGCAGGGCCTCGGCGGTGTTGCGCAAACGCATGATGGAATCCTGCAATGACCTGAGCAGATCAGCGGTTTTTTCGATTTGGGGAGTCAGTGGGTTTTGCACCATGACCTGGACTTCCTCATGCGATTTGATCCGCATGAGAGACGCATAGACGGCCAATGAGTGAGACCCTTGATGCCGTCCTGATGTCTTCCAACTGCGCCACAACCTATACGTGAAATCGCTGCAAATGTCAAGTTCTGAGCCCCGGGGCAGCGCACGGTGGGTGGGCAACACCGAGGAAAGTTCAGTTACTTCACAAAGGGAATATCATGCAATTGAGCGCCGTAAGCTGTGCCGTAAATGACCACGGCCAGACCTTTGGCCTGCTCGGCCAGGTCGGCGCGGATCATACCCGCTGCAATGGTGGTATCCAGACGTTTGGAGAAGGCCAGCTCGCTGACGTATCCGACCTCGGCACCGTTGCAGGTGAGTGGGACGGGGTGCCCCGGCAAGGGAGGCGTTCCGTCAACCACCAGACCAACACGACGACGGGTGACCGGGTCTTTGGCAAGGAGGCTCAGAGCCTCGCGGCCAACAAAATCATGATCGGCGTCAAGATCGATCAAGGGGCCAAAGCCCATTTCGTAAGGGGTGGCACGATTGTCCTGCCAGCGCATGTCAGCGCCATATGAGATCAGACCGCTTTCCAGCCGCTCGACATCATTTGGCGCGCCGGGGCCAATGCCAAATTCTGCGCCTGCCTGTTTAACTTTGTCCCAGAGATCATCGCCGCGGGACCCAACCATCAGATACAACTCATACCCGCCCTGTTTGGACCAGCCAGATCGGGCCAGAACCAGTGGGATGCCATCCAGCGATGTTTGCTCAAACCCGAAGTAGCGGAAATCGCGGATGTGGTCGCCAAACAGTTTGGCGGTGACTTCAACCGCCTTGGGGCCCTGGATGGCCAACGGTGAGACATCGGGTTCGCTGACCTGCACATCCCAGCCCTTGGAGCGGCCCAGAGCAGCGGCCCAAAGGTGAATGTCACTGTCGGCCACCGACAGCCAATAGCGGTCATCGGCCAGTTTTAGCAGTACTGGATCATTGATCAGCCAGCCGTCGTGATCACACAGGGGGACATAGCGCCCCTGCCCGACCTTGGTTTTGCTCAGATTTCGCGGCGTCAGGTATTGAGCCAATTTGCCCGCATCGGGGCCGGACAGTTGCACCTGCCGTTGGGCCGCCACGTCCCACATTGCCACGCCGTTTAGCAGCCGGTCGTATTCCGCTTCGGGGTCACCGAAATGGGCCGGGATATACATGTGGTTATAGGCTGAAAAGCTTTGCACGCCGTCGCGGACGGTTGCGTCAAAATAGCAGGATTTGCGGATATTTGGGCCAATGCCAATTGCGAATGTCATGGGT